GAAATTGCTGGTTGACCTTGATTGAATACTGTATCCACAACTGCTTCAACCTTTCTGGCAGTAGAGATACCAACATTATTATACACAGGAACACATACTTTACCATGCGTCTTCTTATCATTACCCAAACGAATTACTCTACCAATCGTTTGAGAGATAGTAATGTAATCCATATTACGCATAAACAACGCTGCTTCTAATCCTTTAACATTTATACCTTCTGATAAGATGCTGTGATGTAGAACCACAAACTTCTTCTCATCATCCTTACCCCAAGCATTAAGAGTTTTAAAGAACTCATCTCTACCTACCTTCTTACCATCAATAATAGCACCTGTCCTTGATGTGATAGTCATCCAAGAATAACCACGCACATTCAACTCATAGCAGAAATCAGATTGAGATAGAAGACCAATAATCTGTTTGGTAGATTTAGCACAGATAAGAACCTTATCCACTTCTAATCTATCAATAGCACCAATCATATGCTCTGATTCTACTTCAGAATAGATCTCATCTTTTCTAAGTAAACGACTCTTATATACCTCAACTTTAGGTGGTAGTATATAACCCTCATCAACTAACTTAGGTGCTGGTACATTAATCAAAACATCACCATACACCTCCGTATCATTCATTCCAGCCTTGAAAGGAGTAAGACTATGCTTAGGAGTAGCAGTAAAGAAAAAGCACCTGTCAGCACCCATAGTTCCATAATATCTAACAGAAGGGAAGAAGTTCCTATTAACACTATTGTGTGCCTCATCAAAGTAAATGGTATCTACAGCAATATTACTATTTCTTATTCTATGAAGTGAATGATATGTTGTGAAAATAATCTTATTTCCTACTGTTCTTTCATCCCACCAATAAATTTCTATTGCTTTAGTAGAAGAAAAGTGTGGTGTCTCACCACTATGAACGTGCATTACAGATACATCATCAATCTCTTCTAAGAACTCAGAAGATAGTTGCTCTGCCAATAGGATGCGTGGAGCAACTACAACGATAGTTGAAACCTCTTCTGTATTGAATAATCGTTTAGCATCCTGTATCATGCATTTTGTTTTACCACCGCCAGTAGGNACNATGATTTGCCCCTTAGTATGGTTTGCCATAGCATCCAGAGCATCAGTTTGGTGTGGACGTAACGGCATTAATGTTTCTCAGTTGAATATATTATAGCACAAGAAAACCCCCTTTCGGGGGTCTTGTGCCAGTTTGCCCACTGGTTCTTAAAGAATTATAAAGCTTGTCCTACAATCCATACAAAGGTATGTATAGGATTTAAAATTTCAACACTCCTATTGGTTCACCAAAACTATAGTCGTATTCTAAGGCATCTGCACAAACATAGTGCGGATGATGAGTTGTCACACCCAAACGACCACAGAGTTCCTTATGGTTGTCCTCTAGCAATTCTACTGCGTAAAGCATGTGATTTAAAACGTGCTTCTCACTATGATACAAGCAGAGTCGTTCCTTTAGTCCAATTAAGAAATTGCCACTACCAGCACAATTATCAATAAATTTGCTGCTAGGATCTTTCAATAACGAAACAGCAATCTCATCTATCATCAATTCTACCAACTCACGAGGAGTGAATACCTCTTGGGTTTCTTTTATTCTTTCATCAGATCTCTCAATATTAGATCCAGTTTCTATATTATGCTTATTCTTTTTCATCTAAACATTTAATATAAGTGGTAATCAAATCATTCTTACCGAAATGGTATCGACCATTAGTTACTGTTGCTACTTCTCTAAACTTAGGAGCAAACTCTAGTAGATTCTTAATTACTTCTGGTGATTTAACACTTAGAAAGTGATGTCCTTTAGCGTAGTGTGTAAAATTCTCAGTCTTTACTACTCCACTAGGACCACATCCATACTCACCAATAAAAACATCTGCCTCAAATCTATCTTTATAATCTAGAAATTCAAAATCGGGATGTTCGCGGTGCATAGGAATCTCGTTCACCCCTTTTGCAAATCTCGATGTGTTTTTTACTTTCCAATACTGTTTTACTGCACTTATTCCACCAGGAAAAGTAGCAGCATCTAGATCATCATCGACTTCACAATGAAGATATGACTTGATCTTATTCTGACAAGAAGGTTTCCTCATAGATGTAGGTAATACAAACCTAATATCATCTGTGATCTCGGAAGTTTTATTTAATATCTTTATAGCAAGATTCCCTCCTACACCATAAGGAGGGTTTCCTATTGCAAGAGTAAATTTCATAATAAAAGTATAACAGAAATCTCGAACAGTGTCAAGTGTTATTTAATCTGTTTACTTGCTGTTACGCTTCCTCCACCATTCTTAGCTCTTACTGAATAAGTTGTTGGTCTTGTTGGTTGTCCTATTATCTGATAACCAGAAGAAGATAATGATCTAGGAATATTGTAACTAGGATCAACTGGACTGGAGAATCCATCTACGTTATGAAGTGGATCTGCTAGATTAACATTAGTAACAGAATAGCTAAATTCAGCAGCACCCCATACAGTACCTTCAGAACCAAGAGGACTAGAATCAACTGCAATTACTTCATTTCCAGCATCATCATGAGTATAAACCTCAAATGCAACACCAGCAGGGTTTTCCTTCCAGTTTATTTGAGGACTACGCTTTATCCTTGATATTGTATAGAAGTTTTGATTTGGATCAACTTGGGTGTGAGCATCATATCTATAATTTCCATCCTCAGTTTCTATGTAAGTAACACTAGCACCTTCAATATTAAGTGTTCCTACTTTAACACCACCCCAATAATATTCAAAAGTTCCTCTAGGATACTGTTGATTAGCTGTTGTGAACACTACATAATTTTGTCCAGCAACATATCCTGCAGCATTAATCGTATCCCAACTTATACTTAATGGTTGTCTATTGAAACACTGTACCCTAATTGATACCTTAGTTCCATTTACAAATTCATAATTTATAACTGGATTTAATACAGTAACTCCACTACTATCATATTTTGTAGTCTCTGCAAATTCAAATGTCTGATTTATGAAGAATTTACAGTCATTATCAGATTGAGCTCTAAGATAATAAGGACGATTAGATCCATCATCCTTTGTACTATTAAAAGGTGGATTGAAAGACCAAGCTTGGAAGAAACTAGGTTCAGCACCAGCTTGAGTCTTTGGATCACTATTATTTTCCCAGTATGCTAATCTACGCATAAATGCTGACCAATATTGGTTCATACCAACATACTCGGATGAAGTATCTCCTGCCCAATTATTAGCGTTACTAGCAGAACCATGAGTTCCTGTTACATAAGATTTCTGCCAAATAGTATCAGTTCCATTAGGTAATATATAAACCTCTTGGTTTCTATCATCTTCATGATCATCTACGAAATACATCTTCTGACCTATTTCTAATAAATGACCTGCTTTAAGATAAGGTTTTCCATTTGAATCAGTTCCACCTTGATTTCTTGAATTTAAGTTAATAAATTCAACAGGATATATCCCTTCAGTTATAGTAAGTTGAGGAGAATAAAATGTTGTTGGTATCGAACTTCCTGGGTCTGAGAAATCAACATTAAAAACACTACTCCATAAAACTGATCCGTCTGGTTTGTATATCTTTATTCCATCCATCCCACGATTATAATCATTCTTATCATTCCACATATGAGCAAACTTAGCAGATACAGTACCAGTTACATTTAGAGTTTGAGTCTGTGTACCATCTAAATCAGGATAGTTAAACCTAATGTAATTAACATCACCCATAGTAACAGTTGGAAGATTAGGTACAATAATAGGTGGTGAATTTGTTCCATCACACTGATTTCCAATAGTACCTCTAACATTACTTGATCCAGTATTTCCTAATAATGGTGTCTTAAAGTATTTTCCACATACAGCAGCTCCACCTTTACCACCACCTTCTCCTTGTGATAATCCACTAGCAGCAGGACTCTTACCAGCATTAGAACCACCAGGAGAACCATGTTGTCCACCATCTTCACCAGTACCACCTGGACTTGAGTTCTTAGCACCTCCTAATGTTCCACCAGAATTACATTGAGCATCTACATCTTGTGTTCCAGCACTTCCACTACTTTGAGGTTGATAATTAGGTGATCCAGAAACACCAGCAGCACCATTACCACCAGCACCACCTCTACCTTGAATTGGTAAAGTTGAGGTATAACTACCATATGAAGTGTAACTACAAGTACGTGGAGTTGTAACACAAGTTTGTGTATAACAATAAGTAGCAGAAATGGTTCCATATCCACTACCATCAGGGCAAGGTAATGTTGCTATATGTAAACTAGCACTTATTTCTCCTGGTCCACAACTTCCACCACTACCACTACCATGACATCCTTCATTATATCCAGCTACATATCCACCACCAGTAGTACAAACTGTTCCACCACCAGAACAACTTGTATATCCACCTAAATCACACAAACCAGTTGCAACAGGCCACTCTCCTTGTATTCCTTGTTCTCCACCGCCACCGCCACCATATATCTTACCACCTTCAACATGAATATAAGTTATACTTTCTATTCCATTATGTGATATTGATAATGCTGGTCCACCATCTTTACCTGGATCACCTTCATCTTGAGGAGTATGACTAGCACCAAAGAAACCACCTTTACCACCAGCACCATATATTCCACCACTAACATGAAGTCTTGTATTCAACGCCTTTAATGGATCTGGCATAACCAACTTAGCAGCAGCCTTTT